GACCTAATTATCACATGACTATTCTAACATAAACTTCACTGCTTAATTCGGAAGGGTACCATCATGTTAGCATCGCTAGAAAAGTGTCGCTCGAGCTGATATCGTTAGTAATAGCGATCGTCTGTCCTCTCATCAATCGATCATGGGCTCGTGTGTCCCACCTATTAGATAATGTCCCATTCGCTAAATAATTACGTAAATCAGTTACGAATGTTTGACAGTTTCTGTTCAGCAGGTTGTATTTAAAATCTGGTGGATTATATGCCATCTCGCGTATGCTTTGCCCGGCGTATTTATTTGGGACGACAAACTTGTCAACCAGATCTGAGGTATGTACCTTAGTATAGATACCATTGCTAATGGCTCTCCACTGTGCACTCGTATCCATCCCAACAGGATGTTGTTTTCCAAATAATGTTTTGTATAAATTACTGACTTGCTCACTGGTATATTGTGAGCTTGTCCATGGGGCCAACTCCTTAACATAAGTCGGTACCCCTTTATGATTCATTTTCATGTTGATATTATAATCAATTGTAATGCCCCCTATACCAGCTCCCAGATCTCCCGTAGATCTACCTGAAGGATTTAACTCTCCAATACCAATATAGGTAACTTGTTGCTTATATTGAGTAGCGCTTACCACTTCGTAATTATTTAACACACTAAATGCGTGAGAAGGTTTCCTACAACTGACACTCACTTGATTAGATGAGAACTTAGTTCTGAGTCTGTTCACGTTTGTCAATTTATGCGCTAGATTACCTAATGGAGATGGCAATGTAGCTAATGGTCTATAATATGTCTCCAATACAGGAAGCGGTTTACTATTATGGTTATGTACGTTTAGCTCTGGTAATAAATCTAATCTTATCGAGCCATTCGAAGCGCTCCCAACTCTGTTATCGTTAGTGAAAACATGCATTAAACTGTCATACTTACTAGCTCCATCGATGTTTTGTAATATTGGCCTCGTCCGGTATGTATGATCACCTGATCCAACCAGTCTTTCGCGGGTTGTGTTCCTACCACGTAATACTCCATCAACCATAGTCATAGCTGCAGCTAATGAATGCTGACCCATACTCGAACCTTTCATAGTATTAGTTAAAGGAATAGCGGTTTTTGAGCCTCCTAATGCATTCCGCAATATTCTTAGCATTTGACCGCTATTTCTACTCAGTGCTTGAAACATCAATCCAACAACTGCTCCTGCAGCCATAGGTAATAGCCCTTCTATTATACCCACTATCATTCCAAGTATCTGATCCCAAACACTTGGAGTCATCGCATCAATTAAGGCTTCAAACTGTAACTCTAAATTTGTTAGTCTTGCTTCCAGATTTTCAAACTGATATTGTAACTCTTGAAGATCTGATTGCAAGGATAATGTGATTTGTTCGAGGTTAGTTAGGAATTCGCTTGCCATAGTTCGCAAACCCAACTCCCCAGGTGGTATTTCCACTCTCCATCCTAATGTAAAATCTATGGCTATGACACTACGTAACATGGCTATATAATTTTGTCTATCTGTTGGTGGGCTTAATACATCGGATATTAGATTAACACCTAATACACTTGTCACTCTCGGCGTCGTATTAACACATGACATTGCATCGACATCATCGTGCGTCATGCTCATCCGTATGTTAGTGGTGTTTGCCTCGAAGCCTATTGAAAATGTTCCGTTAACGGCAGCAGAATAGTCTGGAAAATTCTCCGTAAATGGTGTTGTATTTGTAAATGTTCTCTTAATTGCCGTATTAATATGATGCGATTGAGGTAGAACATCCGTATCTAAATAGAAATGCATGTGTCCACCTTCTTCTGAAGTTACAGTTAGAGTTTGGTTTACTTGAACGAATATCGATGGTAATCTTCCATGATTGACAGTATCAAAATCCCCAGTTAGTATATCACCGGTACTTCTAGCAAATGACACTGTTCGTCCATATAATCCGAAATCACCGGTCAATGATAGCGTTACGTCAATAGGTAGCGAAGTACTATTCCTTGAACATATTATTATTCTGTTTAACGTTTGTCCATACTCCCACTTCCGAACTTTCGGAACAATTTTTCCTCCGATAATTATATTAATAAACCTCATCTGAGTTCCAGTCGCTTGGCTTATTATTCTTCTATAAAAGCTGTCTGTTGGACCATTATGGATAAAGCGTGGCATATAAAGATTTTGTGTTTCGGCCCAGACGTTACCACTTAGATTTTCATTATGTATTACTCTTGTAGATGTAATATCTGCGAAGACTATTAAATCTTCATTCATGAAAATTTGATGAAACGTCTGCAAAGTGTTGTTACCTATATCATTGAAATTGCATGTCGTTAAATAATTATTTACAAAATTTGGTTGAACTGATGGGTGTGTGTCCGAAATATATGAATTGCGTTGATCTCCGTCATTCATGCTTGAAAATTGTAGAGATAAGTTATTATCAGACACACATGTAATGGGGCTTAAACCCGATTGACAAATCGCTTTTATCCCCCTTACCTCAAATTCAAAAGGAACGTATTGAGCAACGGACTCTAACAATTTTGCTAGAGTACTCGTATTGTTTATGGTCATTGCGGCTAGATAGGCACTTTCGTTCTCAGCATCTTCTGCTAGTGCTTCTAATTCTTCTATAAATAATGCATTATAATAATCCATTTGTGACACTGTCATAGCATATTCCAATTCATATCTAAGCTTGTCTAAATGACTATCTAATAATGTTGTGAACCTACTCGCATCTTCGGTTGTATTTAATGTTATATAATCTGGCATCATTAACCCTATATCAAAAGGATTCTCATCGAATACACTACTTAATAATACTCGTGCCCCGTCTAAATATCTATCAGTGTAAGACATTATATTCGAGTGCGTTGAGTCTATGAATGAACATTTCTTATATTCATCTTTAGATAGATTGTTATTCGCTATGGTAAGTCTATTATGAACCTTTATTAATGTTGTGGTAGTAACGCTTTGCAAATCTCGTAAGTCATGCCCACTTGGTATCCATGGACCTAATCTATCAGTTGATGAAGCTTCAACTAGACATGTCCACTGTATCATATCTAATACTGATACGACACCGTCCACATGACATAACTTTTCATTATCTTTAGTAAGCGTGAGAGAAATTGCAGTATTAATGTCTTCTTCACTTTGAATGGTGTTATTTATTTTTAATTTCATTGAATATTTTCCAATGTCAGTAATAGCATTTGACTTTCTTCCGAATCTTATTATAAATTCCCCCGAATCGTCATTTGCCTCTATCACTTCGGACATTATATCTCTGTAGCTCAATGTCAATTTAATAAGAATTGTTGAACAATCTACATCCCTGTTATCAGGAATTTGAGTTTTTAAGCTTTCATACTCACGGCCATTCATAAAATAATGAATAGGTATCAAAGGGATATTACTCATTATTTCACGTAAACGATCGTTCGCATTCTGTGAGAATGTGTTATTACGAAATATATTTGGCAAAGCATCGTTAATTCTTTGTTGCGTTGTATACCATTTAATGATTTCTCGTAGTTTTGGATCTGTGTACGCATCGCCACTTGATAATGCTAATATCAAGCTCTGCGCCTCTCTTCTAGAAAACTCTGTCATTGTAATAAAACT